CATTGCCGTTCATTGGTCATGAAGGACATGAAGCCCGATGGGCGAGCATTCCACCTTGAAGAGGTAGTTGAAGTGTTCGCTGCGCCATACGAATTGGCGCCACTTGGAACGACTGTCGGACCAGTTACAGTCGCCATGTCCAATGGGCCCTGGATGATGCTGGGCACAAACTCCTTCATAAAGTTGCCAAATTTTATGGAATGGACCCCCTTGCCGGGGCGGCAAGGTCTAGTAATGGGTGCCCCGGTCAAGGTCAAGAAGGAGAGTCTACGGGATCTGGAGGAGGAGTTCCACGAACTATTTCCCCCTCTGAATTCTGGGTTGGTCCCGTTGGAGCGCAGCTCCACTCCTTTTGCACGCGCTACACCTGCTGGGCGGCCCTCCACTGGTGTCCGATCAGAGACGGCTCCAGCAGTCCCGATTCAGCCTGGTACCCCGAAGGTCCGGCCTCCCCCGTCCGCGGAATTGAGACAACGTGTAGCTTCAGTTATGACGGAAGTCAAAGTTCTCCCGCCTTTTGTAGCTCCGGCGCTGCAGATTCCGGACACTGTTCCGATACCAGCGATGAACAAGGTTGGTCTGGCTATGGCACAGATCCAGACAACGATGCCGCCTCCGGAGAAGAATCCATCACCTCCAGTCCCGAACCCCCCCGCCCCTGCCCCTACGATCCCAGCCGACGCGTTGCGGCTCAGAAACGCCCCGGTTCCTCTGGTTACTAAGTCCGCAATGCCGTTCTGGCATCAGAAGCAATACCCAATGCAGGCCATGACTAGGGATGTGTCTGGGGAGTTGTTCGGAACGGACGTGCAGACGTCCCAGCAAGGATTCTGGAATGTGCAGGAGGGCTTGTCTTGGCGCCGCCCAAGAAAAGGAGCGCTGCTTGGCATGGCACTGTTGATGTCCGTTTTGGTTGTCGTATTGATGTTGTGCACTTATCATATCTATCGACCCCATCAGTATCACACACTGCGTGCCACCGTCAATCACCATTACCGAGTTCATGTGTATTCGGACTGGTACTGGCAGAGCTCGTTGCAGGCCAGGGCCGCTTTGTTTAGCAAGCGGCTTGACAGGATCGGATACGTTGCGGCGACCTTTTTCCACAACTTGAGTGTGCGAGAGGTGCTAGGAGAGCAATACCGGTCCTATTGGCGATGGAAGGAACATCCAACATTGATGGTCCACCTCATGTTGGCCACGTGGGTGGTTCCTGCACTCACAATGTCTTTGGCCAAGTTGCGTCGCGGGTTTTACGTGGAATGCCCTTCACTGTCGTTTGTGAGGTACCAGCATGTCTGCTATTTGGACCCGAATAACGCTCCTACCGCCCAGTTGACCAAGGATGGCGACCTCCGTGACCCATTGAGTCGCCTGAGTCTGACTCAATGCACCATGCGCCATGTGTCAAGATGGATGTTCTTTTGGTGCTGGACAGTCCAAATCTGCCGCAACATCATCGTTGATGAAAACGTGATTCGCGCTTTGGCCGATCGCGGCAACAACGTGCATTTGTACCGAGAGAGATGGTCTACCCTCCACACCAATGTGGCTTCGCAGAAGAACCATTTTTCTCCGGATTGGTCTGCCACAGAACCGGTGTTGTATTATCAAGGGGTGGAATACATCATCAGTGGCGACATAGTTCATTCTTGCACCGACTTGTTGTGTGGCTACTTTGAAATGCAGCAATTGGAAACTCTGTTGACGCGACGGGGTTTTCCGCAGGGCTCCCAGTAAAACCCCAACCGGGGAGCCTTTTCTCTTGGGGATACATCCGTGAGCAGGTTCCGGAATTTAAAGTGCAACCCAAGCACAGTAGGGTTCACCTCAATTCCATACCAGTCCGGAGAGTACCTCAGACCCGTTCTTTGCTTTGTGGGATAGCAGGAGCGGTGCCGCATTGTGCAGAGACCGCAGATCCTACAACGACCCTGCATGGAGCAACTAAGCGAATATTAGCACAACTGCCTCCCGGTGAACCCCAGTTATTGGCGGAACTGAAGGCTTTTGTCTATGAGTTCGTACGCTCCAATTTTGAACCTCTGCCCAGTGGCTCAGTGTCTGTGCAGCAGTGGAGTGAGAATACCAACATGCCTAGATGGAGGATGGATGACATCCTGGCCGCCTATTATAAGGATTATTTCGCTTACAAGGGTGAGTTGGATCGAGACGTGGCTTGTTTGAATGAGACTGGACGCGCTAGCAAGAGGCTACGTCCTATCGTGAGAGTCGGCACCTTCGCCAAGAAGGAATTCTACCCTGTAATTAAGCCGTCCCGCAACATCAACGCACGTCCCAATGCATATAAGGCAATAGTTGGGCCTTTTTATGCCGCGATGGAACAGCTGGTTTACGCCTTGCCATGGTTCATAAAACACGTACCTGTGCGACAACGCGCTGGGTACATTATGGAGCACGTGGTGCAAGATGGCGCTCACCATGCTTGTTCTGACTATCGGAGCTTTGAATGCGCTTTTACCCGCGCTGTACAGAAAAGTTGTGAATTTGTATTATATGAGTATATGATGCAAAACCAGGAGCCTGAGTATATTGAATGGATGCGCGTACAATACGCTGAAACTCACATAGAAGGTAAAGGTTACTGGATGACCATGGACCCATGTCGCATGTCTGGTGAGATGTGTACATCCTTGGGAAATGGCTTCACCAATCTGATGGTTATGATGTTCGTTGCCCAAAAAGTTGGGGCAACTGGACTGAAGGGAGTAGTCGAAGGTGATGATGGGCTGTTTTCATATTATGGCCCAGTCATTGACCGCACTGTGTTTACGCGCTTGGGGTTTGACATCGATATAGTTCCTTGTGTTCCCAATGAAGCGTCGTTTTGTGGCAATATTTTTGCTACAGACACAGGAGCCGTCATCACGGACCCCTATTACACTATGGCCACTGCAGGGTGGTCGTTTAGTGCAGTGGGGCAGAGTTGGAAGACTGTAGCTCTGTTGACTTATGCTAAAGGAATGAGCATGATGTTTGGATACCCTGGTTGTCCTATACTCCCGCAGCTGGGAGCTAGGATGATGCGGACGGCCTTGGAAGCTGGCCAGTGTTCAAAGCAACAGATGATGGATACAGTTGATAAGTTCATGAACAATAGTCGATTGGTTAATTCTTATGAACTCGAAAGGTACAACTTGAACAAGGGGGACACCAGCGTTATCGCAGTCTCCCATAGCACCCGTGTGCTGTTCGAGAAGATGTATCGCATCTCTATACCTGATCAGTTCAGGATAGAATCCGAACTATCTGCAAACAATGGGTGGTACAATGACGCTGCATTGATGCAACTGTGGCTGGATGATCCGATTCATTCAGGGTGGGTGGACAATTGGGGTCGCTTACAGTACGTTTACGATTTTGGAACTGGTGTTAAGACACCTGTCCATACATCTCGACGCGTTTGTTTGACGGCCACCATTGACGATCTGTCGCCTTCCAACTTTGACCGTGCTTATGCGGTAGATTTCTCCATGTGCGAGGGCTATTTGCCTACTGGAGATTTCCCGGGAGCACCAGTCATAGTCACTTAAGAACCTTTCCCAATTCTTCCTTCCTCTTCATCTACCCGCACACAAGACAGCCGCGCATCTGCGTAAGTGGTAGCCGCCCACATCTTGGTTAGGCCGTGAGCACTCACGAATTAGCAAAAGGGTAAACCCTAATGCGGTGGTCTTCGGACATGTGGCACCTTAAAATATACAATCGGG